TACAGGCATGGACGCCGTTCGGGTTATCCGCATTTCGCTACAGGTACTTGGGGAGCGGGCCTTTTCCCTTCTCGCCATGCTGATGACTTTCTCGCTTTTTTGCTGGGCCATGGTAGAACCGAGTCACGAACGCCTGGCACTGGTCGCGTTTTTCGCTCTTGCCGTTTACATCCCCAGTTTGAAAGGCCAAAGGAAGTCCTATGCTGAAACCGACAACGACTAAGGCGGCTGGACAGGCCACCAAGTTTAAGCGCAGCGATACCGACAACCAGCAGGTTGCGCAGGCTGTGCGTCCGCAGTTGCCGCGGGACAAGAGCGCAAACGGGCGCCCTATCTTCAACTCTGGTGAACTGCCCAAGGGCGGTTATCAGAGCATGTGGGGCTTTGGCGCTGACCCCACGAACACCAAGGACAGCCCGACCACCAAGCCTGGCCGGAAGATTTACTAATGGCTAATAACATTGCCTTTCAAGAGATGGGTAAGACCACTCGCATCAACGTGAGCACCACGGCGAACACGGTGGCGGTGGTTGCTGACAGCCCATGCGGCCAGTTGCGCATTCACAACGGCACGGCCCAGGAAGTGTTTATTCGTTGCGGTACGGCCTCCACCTCTGATGCGGTGATCCCGGTGGCTGGCACGCCCGGCTACGGCATTGTGTTGCACAACAACGTGACCATCATCGTAACGGCGCCGCGTGTGCCAGGTAATGCCACCCCGCAGTTCTATGTATCTGCCATCACGGCCACCGGCACTGGCATTATCTATGTGACACCCGGCGAGGGTTTCTAGGATGGCCGGGGACAGCCTTAGCGTAGGCCGCGGGGAGAAGCTCTCAGCCAGCCGTGGGGCGGGTCTCACGGCCAAGGGCAGGGCTAAGTATAACAAGGCTACCGGCAGCCGTCTGCAGGCTCCTGCGCCGTCCCCCAAGAACAAGCGCGAGAAGGGCCGCAAGGCTTCATTTTGTGCCAGGATGGCGGGGGTAGTGAGGAAGTCTAAAGGGCCGGCTACGCGCGCCCGTGCATCATTGAGGAGATGGAAGTGCCGATGAGTGACGGTCTTTATGCGAACATTAATCGCAAGCGGAAACGTATTGCCCGCGGATCGGGCGAGCGTATGAGAAAGCCTGGCAGCAAGGGCGCTCCTACCGCCAAGGCTTTCCGTAAGAGCAAGCGCACCGCTCGCCGCTGAGGGGTGGGAATGAAAAACCCTCCCCCGCCACAAGAAAAATCGGTTTTCCGGCTTTAGTCTCAGTCTCCGGGGATCAGCCGGCCTTCAAACTCATATGTGCCGATGTGGGACAACACCGTCCAAGGCGCGACGTACACTTTGCCGCCGGCACGCCGCCAGGCTTGGCAGAAATGATAATCCTCGCTCAGCAGGCGCTCGCTCCACGGGCAGATGGAGACATCAAAATAAGCGTGGATCGGCTCGGGTTGCAGGATCCCGGAAAGGTCCAAAACGTCATTCATATAGATGGGCGTCAGAGGCTCTAGCACCTCAAACACGCGGCGCTTGATGAGCATACAGCCGGTGCCGGCGTTCAGCACCTCTAGGGGCTGGTTATTGGCTACCGTGGCGCTTGTGGCGCCGTCTAGCAGGTTCACAACAAAGCTGCCGGTGTAATACTTGAGTTGCTCGGTGGGCACGCCGCGGCGCACAGCGTCGGCCACGGAATGCCAGTTGATTTCTTTTTTGGGGTAGATGCCGGCGAGGATGTCCATATCCGCTTCCACCATCGCAATGATGTGCATCGGATCAAACTTGATGTCGGCATCAATGAACAGCAGGTGGGTGCAGTCTGTCTTTAGGAATGCCTTGGTGAGCGCGTTGCGGGCGCGCTGGATGAGGCTTTCGTTGAATTGCAGGGTAGATTGGAACTCCCAGCCGCGCATTTTGATGGCGTTGGCGAGTGACATCATGGATTGTTGATACCAGCCCATGCACATGCCTCCGTACATTGGGGTGGATACCATCAGTTTGACGTTTTCCATTAACTCCAATCCTCTCTGTCTTTGCAGCGCGCGCAGATGCGGTTGCGTTTAGGGGCATAGCTCTCAAATGCCTTCAAGCACTTTAGGCACTTCACGCTGGCTGCCGCGGCCTTTTCCTCTATGGCGCGGGCTATCGCTGGCTTGCGAATTGCCGGCTGCCTGGCGTTCTCGCCGGATTTGGACAGGCGGTCTACCTTGTCTTTAACGCTGACATAGGTGCGGTCTAGTTTCTGTGAAATTTCACGGAGGCTGCAGCCTTCTTGCAGCATGTCGAACAGGCGTTTGTGTTCCTCGGCGGTCCATAGGATGCCGCCCGGATACACGCCGCCTATGATTTCCGGCGACCACCGCACGCGCTTGACGGTCACGGCTTCGCCCCCGGCACTGCTGCGAGCGTGGCGGCATACGAGACACGATCCATTTCGCGCTGCTTCGGATCGTCCATGCGGGCTTGCAAAGCCTGTTGTATCCTCCAGTCTGGAAGTTCCATGTGGAGCTTTTCATTTGTGTGGCGCAACTGCGCCTCCCACGTTGCGCGGCGCATTTCTTCCGTCGGCTCTACTGGAACCACCGTCCACCCTGCCTTGCGGATTGCGGCAATGGCTGCGTCTGCTTTGGCAAAGCACCCCACGCACGACTTTTGGTAGTGGCAGATGATAATGCCGTCGCACAGCACCTCTTTTGCCAGCCGCTCCAGCAACTCAGCTTCGTCTTTTGCTGGCTCGCTCATTCGTTTGTTTCCTTTCCAAGCATTGGGATAAAATCGTCAAGGCGCAGGATGACAACGGCTTCGCGCCTGTCTCCCCTTGCCACCACAACCGGGATTTGGCCCGGCCTAGCGGCGCGTGTGCATTGGTCTAGCCAGTCATACACGGCGATGCTGGCCCGGCGCTTGCACTCGATCATGTACGCGCCGATGTCGATGTCTCCACCGCCATCGCGCGTCTGGTCTAGGTTGCGCGCAGCGTCTATGCCGGCGTCCTTCAGCGCGTTCACTACGTCCCGCTCAAAAGACGCGCCCTTGGTTCGCTGCGCCTTGCCCATTATCTATGCTCAGGACTGAATGGCACGTCGTCGTCAAACCGGGTCATACCGCCTGGCCGATACGTGTTCTCGCGCTCCTTCGCCTTATCAGGGTCGGGCTTCCAATCAGGATCAGGCTTCCAGCTATCAATGCTGAGGCTGACCATAGGCCCGAGGCGGCTGGTTTTCTGCCATCCCGCCAGTTTGACTTGTTCGCCGGCCTTATAATCCCGATCCAAAATCAGATTGCCCTTGTAGTCAGGGCCTTTCTCGCTTTTTTTCTCGGTGGAGAAAATAGCGCCTTTGCCGGGCTTACCGGCATATGTGCTGCTCATTCTGCGGGTTCCTCTTGGGTTTCAGGCTCCATCCAGCCCATGTTTGCCGTCTTGAAAGCACGCAGCTTTTCCAGCTTCTCATCCTCGGGGATGCGAGCGTTGGCTGCGATGCTGTCCACCACCTTGTAATAAGCCTGGCGGGCTTCCGCCTCGGTTTCAAAGCTGGCGTAAATCGTGCCGTCAGGCTTATAGAGATGAACGGCATAATCAGGCACCGGCTCAGGCTCTGGCATCACGTCCACCACCTTGGCGCCCTTGGCCGGCGCGAAATCCTGCACTTCCTCTGGCGTATACACACCAGCCACACACGCGGGAAACACGGTGCGAATGCCCTCGGAAATGCACCGAGCCCGCATCATGGCCCGCGGGTAGTTGCGCCAATTCTCCTTCTTCGTGAAGCCCAGCCGGTGGGCCATTTCCATGTTCCAAGTGATGGACACCTCACCGCCTTGCGGATGGCTGAACACGCCCGTAACCACCTCATCGGTGTAGCTGGTCCAGTTCACCTTGCCGCCAGAAGTCTGGAAGCGGGCCAGCATGGCGTCAGACTTGAGCGCGGGACGGCCCTGAATGACGTGATAATCCCGCATGGCGATGGCCGGGTGCATATCCTCGGCCTGGCACAGCAGCATGATAGCCATCGCTTCCGCTTGGCTTTTAAAGCCAAACATCTTCGAGTCGGCTGCCACCTGCGCCATCTTTTGGATGTCCGCCATTGGCACAATGTTACTCATCGCCAACAACCTCCCCGAGCGTGCGGTTGCACTTGACCAACTCGCCAGCCACGCCAGAGCGCAACACGAACAACAAGTTCTCCCGGTTGGTTTTGCCCATCTGCGGCAGTGAGTGCAGTTCGCGCTCGCTCATGCCCAGCACGTCTGCCCAAACCATCGCCGGATCGTGTGCCATCAGCACGGTTTTGACCCTTTTCGGAATGTCCGTGTCGGCCACTCTCCACTGCTTCCAATCCATAGTCATTCTGCTTTCTCCTTCAAAAGAAACCGGCGTGAACCGGGCTGTTCCACTACGAAACTCTCGTAGATGTCGGGATATGCGGACTTAAACAGGTCCGCACTGAAACGCTTGGAAGGCTTGGCTGACTTCCACGTTGCCAAGGTGCGACCGTCCAGCGTTTGCATCTCGCCGGCATCGCCCATGACGCGCTGGATAGCCGTTTGCAGTCGGTCCTCCTCCGCTTCAAAGGCTTTGATGCTGGCCTTGATGCCTGCCAGGCGCTTGGCGGCGTGCTCAAGCTCTAGCGAGGCTGTAGCGACCCCTTCCGTGCTGGCAGGGTAGGCCGCTTTGCACTGCGAGACGGTCTCAGGATCGGGGAGCGTGCCAGCCTCCACCATCGCCCATAGCTTCGCCATCTGCGCTATCTGCGCTTCCTTCTCATCCTCTGAGAAGTCCAGCCGGAAGGTGCGAAACCGCTGCCCGCCAAAGAGAATGCACAAATAGACCGTGCTGACCCCGAAACACGCGGCTTCATGGCAGCATTGCGCCCAATCGGAATTGGGAACGCGAACAGGCTCGCCAAACTCAGAATACTGGTGGATGTGCAGCGCGTTATAGTTTTTGCACTCCACCAGGAACGAATTGTCCTGCGCCATGTAGTCGCCATGGGATTTCAGCCACGGATACCGCGGATGGGTAGCCACGGCATCGCCCAGCGCCTTGAGTTGGCCCAGTTCCTCGCTGGCGAAGGCTGCGATAGTGCTCTCCATGCGAAGGCCCATCTGCACAACCTCGACTTCGCTTAGATCAGGGCGTTCGGCGCGGCCAATCTTCTCGGCCACCACCTCGAATGCCTTGCCAGACACGGCGCGGCGTGAATCGGTACTCCACCAGGCGCTGCGGCGCTCGTCTGCGCTAAAACCGCTCATATCACCACCTCGATAATCTTGCGGCTGCCCGCGAAATACTTGTTAATCGCCGTAGCCAAAGCCGGAAGCATCACGGTTGGGAGATAGATGGCATCGCGGATCAACTCCTGATCGTCGTTTTCCATCACAATCTGGATATGCGCGCTGTCGGCATCAATGTCTAAATACACGGTCCAGAAGTCATCGGAATCCGCATGTTTGCCGAAAAATACTTCTTCCATATCGCGCGTCCCTTTCCTTGTTGTGGCGCGACACCTAATTTATCGACGCTTTTGATGAGGTCAAGCAGGAAATCGCGATAGGCCAAAAAAAAGCCCCAGCGGTTAGGCCAGGGCTGAGTCTGATTTTGGGAAAGGACACAATGACATCGCTGCCGCCACCGTTATCGCCCGCGCAACCCCCTATTGCAAGCCCCAGCAAAACCACCTACGCATACAACGCGCACAATGCGCACAATGTGGAAAGGATATACGAATGCCGAGTTTAACCTTAGCTATTCGCGTGCCTAGCGAAGTTCTGGAACAGATTGACCTGATATGCGCGCGGACAGAGCACACGCGCTCGTATGTGGGCCGCAGGCTCGTTGAAGAGGGCCTGGCGGCTGAATTGTTCGGCAGTGCCGTGAAGCCAAAGCGGGCCGTCCAGAAGGCCCCCAAGCCCCCGGCAGCCACGCTTGAAATACCTTCCTGCATTCCCGTGGATGCCTGGTTGGAATGGGATGCGTATCGCAAGGCTAAGAGCGGCGCCGCTTGGACCCTGCACGCGAGAAAGCTGTCGGTCTCTCGCCTCATCACATATTGGGAGAATGGCGCCGATCCTGCGGCTGTCATCCGCCAGAGCATAGAGAATGGCTGGTCCGGCCTGTTCGCGCCCAAGGATATTGCCGTGGGCCACCGCGAAGACTTGGCGCGGCGCGTGCAGCCGATCGTTGAAGGTAGCGCGGAGGAGATTTTCTAATGTGGACCGTAGTTGGGTTTTTCGCGGTGGGCTGCCTCGGGGCGCTGATAGCCGGGCTTGTGATCGTGGCCGCGTCATGGCGCGAAATGATGGAGCAGTGGGACGATGAGTGACATTGTAGTTCGGCGCATGCCGCAGCTATCGCAGCCTCTCAGCCTAGCCGTAGCCGATGAGCAGCGGCGGGAAACTAACAGTGGCCCCGGAGAGTATAGCCCGCAGGCGCTGGCGCCCTCACTGGTGGCGGAGGCTGACAAGGCCGCGAAGCAGGCTAGGGCGGCTCTCAGCCCCGCCACAGGGCCGTTCATCCTATCCTGGGTGGCACCTATCCACGCGGGGTTCTCAAACCCTCCCAGCGCCCGCGAGAGTGCCGTATGGGCCACCGCGGTGGCGAAGGCATGCGCGCGAGTGCCGATGCAGGCTTTCACGGAAGACGCTTTGCTTGACCTGGCGCGCGCGAGCAAGTTTTGGCCGAGTGCATCCGAGGTGCTAGCGGTTGTGCAGCCAGAGGCTAACCGGCTGTTCAGCAAGGTGCTGGCAATGGAGCGGATCGCGCGGCGGAAGCCCCCAGAGCCTCCCAAAAAGGTTAGCTTCACTGACCTATCTCCAGAACAAAAGGCGATTGATGACGCTAAGACGCGCGAAATGGTGGACAGGATGAAAGCCGCCATCGCAGAGCGCGAGCACCGTATGCGGCCTGAACGCGCGGATCGGGCGGCGCCTGTTAGCCTCGGCGCTTTAATGGCGGGCTACCAGCGCGTGATCGACAGCGGCAGCAGCTATGCCGAGGCGGCGCGGGTGCGTTTGGCTAAATTGCAGCGCGATAGCTAGTTGGCACGGTTCTTGCATGGGGGCTTCCAGCGACGAGAAGCCCCCGGGATTTTAATCGGTCGGAGTTTAAAGCCCGCGTTCGTTATTATGGCGAGCCTGCGCCACCATCTGGCCGAAATCCGACATGTGTGGCTGAAACGTCTGCTGCCCGAACAAGATGTAATGATCCAGCATGTGCAGTATTTGGCCGCTGACTGTGCGAAACTCCCTTTCTGCCAGTTCGCGAATTGCTTGATCCATATTACCCGGCAGTTTGAAAGTTATGCTGGGATGGTCTGCCGTTTTCGGACGGCCGCGGCCCCGCTTTTCGGTCATCAAAATGCCCCTTTCATGTTTGTGGCGCGCTTTAAATGCAGACACGCTAACCAATGGTCAAGCGGACGGGTTGTTAAAAAGCCCATTTTTTTGCATTCCCACGCTTGGCACGCTTCTTGCAATATGATATAAAACGTCATCACGTCCTAGACGTCACCACGACCTACGTCGTGCTTACAATCGCCATGGTTACAACCCACGACACTTGATAAACCCCCCCATAATCAGCCCTAACGGGCTAATATATAGGGGGGTGCAGGGGGGGGGAATGGCGCGCGAAACCGGCAAGCGCAGGCCCGTAAGCTATTGCAAACGCTCAGGAAATGGCGCGCTCACTCCGCAAGCATTGCGCGCGTTGTAAGCATTGTGCGCCTTATCTGCAATGCAGACACTAGCCAATCAGCAGCGCGCGGGCTTTGTCATAGCGGGCTTTCACGTCATCCAGCCCTACAGCGCCGCCATTGACCGCCTTGCGCAGTTTAGGCAGGTCGCCGCTGTCGGCAACAAAATTGAGGCCCATGCGGGACCACCAAACGCAGGCGCTCTCAGCAGCCCCCGCCGGGGTTCCAATGCTATCCACCCACGCATCGGTTAATTCCCGCCCCAGCACGTTAGCCACGCGCGCGTATGACCAGCGGCCCGTAAGCTGGATTAGCCCCCGGCCTCGGTAGTTCCAGCCATCGCCCGGCAGCTTGTTGCCTAGGTTCTTGCGCCCCCAGTCTCCACCGTAAACCTCGTTAGCAATCGCGCGTTCGTCAGCCGGATGGCCTGGCCGCCTACAGGCATCAAGCGCCCGCGTGGTGGCGCGGGATCCGAACACCGCCGCGAGCCTGTCAGGCGAATAGTCCAGGCTCTCAATCAAGCGCCGCCCGCCCTGTGTCTCATGCCCGAAATTGGCTAGGGCCATGGCCGCACGGATAGGTTTCGCGGTCATACCGGCGCGCGCCATGTGTTCCTCGAGGATGGGCGCCCACATGGCTGGCGCAGTCCAACCTAGGCCGGTGAGTAGTTTCTCGTCGATCATGGTTCCACCATAAATAGATAGCGGCCAGCACTGACAGCATTGCCAGGCCAGCCGCGGTTGCAATGAGTTTATGCGCGGGCAGTATCATGCGCGCATCATAGCACCACCACCAAGAAACAGGTTCCCGCCAGCAGAACAAGGAATGCCAGGCCCTCGGCAAGGGTTTTGAGTGTGTTCATTGTGCGGTCCCTTTCGCTTTAGCCAATAGTTCCCGCGCGGTTTCAAGCATGCCATGCCCGGCTTCCACCGCGCTAGGTGCGCCATGATGCACCGCAAAGCCTAGCAGCCTTTCGCACATGTCAAGCAACTCTGGCGCGGCGGCTATTAGGCAAGCATTGGCGCGAGCAGTCTGTGCGCCCAAATGCCACCCGGCCCCGCCCACTGTAGCAATCGGCACTTGAGGCGATACATTGATGGACAATGCGCCCGTGTAGGTTTCCATAATGGCCCAAGGGCCGAGGGTATGCGTCATTGTGCGGCCTCCATCTCGGAAAGAATTTCTTGCACATAATTCATATGCCATTTCGCCATCTCGCGCGGGTTGCCGTAGCCTGGCCTATCCTCGTCAGGCATATGGCCCATGGCAATGCAGACGAAATTCGCCATGGTGGATAGAGCATTGAGCAATTGCTCCTCCCTCGCAGCCATGGCCGCGCTTTCCATCTGCGCCGCATGGGCGATGTGTTCAGCTTCCGTCATTGTCAGGCCCCCTTCGCTTGGAGTTTCCGCCACTGCACTACACCGCGCGCTTCATAGCCTTGCACCTTGCACTTGGCGCAATAGCCCATTTGGAAGCCGCTAGGGCTTGTGCCAATCCACACGGCGGGCTTGCTGCACTCGTGCCCATAGGTGCCAGGCTCGGCGTTGTGGCAAAGCCCGTCGGTTGCATAAAGTGTCATTGTCTTTCCCTCATTATCGACCACCACCATGGCAATCGGGGAAGATGCACGCCACACCGGAGCATGGCGCCATCTTGCCGGATTGTCAGGCCGCTATCGCCAAAGGTTGCGACGCTTGCAAGCCGTGGAGATAATCGGCAGCGCGTTGCGCTTGGCTAGCAGCTGAGAAAATCAAGCGCTTGTCATTCTTCAGCACCGCCAGCCAGGAAGCGATATAGGCCGCATGATCGTCGCGCGTATCTGGCGTTATGCCTAGATCGGCACAAAGAAACGCAGCGCCCAACTCGGCCACCAACTCTTCGCGCGCATAGCCTTCATCACCCCATTTCACGCGGCCCATATCGCGCGCCAAGCGCTTGCCATGCTTAGTCCAATGAACCAACTCATGCGCCAGGGTAGAAGCATAACTCTCCGGATCCCGGAAGGTTTCAAAGGCTGGCATCTGCACATAATCCGGCCCCTCAGCATAAAACGCGCGGTTGCCACCATGCCTAATCTCCGCGCCGGTTGCAGCGTAGAACCGATCAGCGGCTTCTATGCGCTGCAATGGCGACAGAACGGGGCCGTCAACCAAAGCCGTGAAACGCGCCGGCAGCCCCTCGCATTGTTCAGCATTGAAGACGGTATAGCCTTTAAGAAACGGGATAGCCTTCTCGGTTTCGTCCCCTTTGGCATCCGTGCCGGTTTTGATTATTTTGCTGGCGTAAACTACCAATTCTCCGCACTCACCCTTCTTTACATTCCCGCCCAATTCCTGGGCTTGCTTGTACGTAAGCCAGGTAGGGCAGGAATAGCCTTTCATGGTAGCAGCGGACCAAAGCATCAGCACGTTGATACCCTGATAGGCCACGCCATTGCCACGCAGCGGCCGGTTAATCCGCCCCGCGGCATTCTCGGCATTCCATGGCCGCATCCACGGCTTAACGCCACGCTCTAGGTCCGCAACAATCTTGTCAGTGACACGAGCGTAGATGTCAGGCTTGGCAGTATCTGTCTTAGGCATTGTGCGCCTTTCCTTTCGTTGTCGATGCCACCGTGGCAATCGGGCAAAGCGCAGGCTGCACAAGCAACCCCGCCTTGCCGGATAGCCCCTAGGCCGCTTCCGCCGTCTCAACCGGCGGGTTCCACGCTGTCCACACCGGCCTAAACACCTTGTCGATGCCATGGCGCGTAGGCATCAGCACGCCAAACCCGGGGACGTCTTCGCCAAACCCAACCCACGCCGGATCATCGCCGTTAGGAATGATGCCGCACTTAGCGCCATACACCGCGCCGACTTTGCCAAAATCAGACACGTAAGCCGGATCAAAATGCGCCCATGCGCCAATGCCAGAGTGCTTAGGCAGCACGCGGCGCCAGGTTGGGAAACTGCCTTCGATCGGCTTGAACACGAAAGCGTCGCCGCAATAGTCGATGCGCCATTCATCGCCGAACTGCGTCAATGTGCCATGCGTGATCCGCTTGTGCAGCTTGATCCGCTTGACGGTATCGGCTGGCACAATGATCTCCCGCGCGCCAGGTGCATCATAGCCATTCATAACGCCAGCCCATTCAGTTGCCGCTATGGCAATGAGCCGGTGCCCATCGGTGGCGATTGCCAGCACGCCAGCATCACTAATCTCAAGGCATACGCCATTCAGATAGTAGCGCGTTTGCTCAGTGCTCATGGCGAAAGCGCATGCCTTCAAAGCGCGAATATCAATATCCATTGTTGCTTTTCCTATCCCAAATCAGCTGCATCATTGCCGCTGCCAAATCCGCCCCATTGAAGCGGATTAGGTAGCGGGGGGGGCGAACCCCCCTGCCGGATTGTCAGTCGGCATGCTGCCAATTGCGTGATCCGATCATGCGCAACGCGACAATCTCTCCGCGCTGATAGATCACAATGGTATGGTCGATAAAACCATCACCAAAACGATCGGTAGCAGCGCGTTTGGCCGCCGCCAGGTTGCCGTGGATTGTGATGCAAGGCGCAGCAGCAAGTGAGTGATGCTTGATTGTGGCGATATAGGTCATTGTCTCAGCCCCCCTCAGTAACCGGTCATGTAGACGCGGTATGATGCGCCATGACTGACAACATGGAACGCGATACCTTGGCGAACGAGCTCCGCACAAAACTGCGCCAGCTCTGCGATGTCAGTGAAATCAGCGTATGGGCTGCTATGAGACATTGTATTGTTCCCTTTCCGGCTTGATTGCCTGTTCGCTAGGTATACGTCCGATACGTCAGTGTCCAGCAGGTATTTCGTTAAAGATTTTTAATCTTCTAGATACCCATCATGGCACGCATCTTGCATCACGCGCGCGCACGTTCCTTATTACGTCTATGTCGATATATCGTCTCTGGCGTCTCCAGCGTCCCCACGTCACCACGTCCTCATCGAGCTCGCGTCCCTATCGTCTCCATCATCCCACCACATCCCCATCAACCTGGCAGTTAGGTCAGCACCTATGTCATATGTCGTACTACAGACCACGCAATGGCAATCTGATAGGCAACGGCGTCTCCCATATCCCGCGCACACGCGATTCTGAGCGTGCTACAGGCCCCTCTGGCATATGGGGCGCTAGGGTGGTAGCGGAGAGCGCTAGACCAGGCTGTACGCCCGTCTGTGTGGCTTATATGGACAGTGGGCCTGACCTATTGCAGCGATACAGCACCCGCACACCGGCGCCAGCGCGCGCCCGTGGCCGCCCGTGGGCCCGTGGGGGGCTAGAGAGCGTGCCCCTTTCCTTGTTCCCCCCAAGAAAAATATGGTTTCTGGGTTCTGGTTATATATATACGTTATAACGTAGTTGTCAGAATGAGGGTTTGGTTATGGATACTGTGGTGATGAACAAGGTGCTGGATATGTATGCGTCTGGTTCACTCGTGCGCGTCATCTGCAACCGGCACAATGTAAGCGTTAGTGGTGTGATGCGTGTGTTGAGGCGTGCTAGGGCTGAGGGTGATGTGCGTGTTTTGAAGCGTAGGCGTTTGCAGGGTGGTGAGCGTGGTCGGATGATTGGTGGGATGTTGGGTGTTGAGGGTGGAGTGACTGCTGCTGAGATTGCGGAGTTGTTGTGGGGTGATGATTTGCCGAGCACCTGGCGTAGTGTGGTGATTATCGAGATGAGCAAGTTGAGGAAGTCTGGGGTGGTTGTTAAGTGCCTCAAGGGGCGTTATGTATTGGCATAAAGTTTAGGGGCTAACGTAGTGAAGTTTGACCTCCAAAAGTTTTATCAGTTTTGCTCTCAGTTGCAGATTGAGACGAAGGAGAAGGGCTTGCAGCGGCTGGACAAGCTGTTGGGCACGCAGACCTATGTGATGAATGAGATAGCGCGTGGGCTGGAGGAGGACATTCACTTTTTCACCATCCTCAAGGGCCGGCAGCTTGGCGTGACGACGATCAGCCTGGCGCTGGATTTGTATTGGGTGTTCACGCATCCGGGTTTGGGCGCCACGCTGGTGACGGACACCGAGGAAAACCGGGAGATGTTTCGGTCCACCTTGGGCATGTATTTTGAGCATTTGCCGCGGCAGTTCAAAATCCCGATGGAGGGGCATAACCGCAACCAGTTGGTGCTGAAAAACCGCAGCAGGTTGTTTTACCAGGTGGCTGGCTTGCGAGCTAAGGGCAGTCTGGGGCGCGGTAAGGCTATTACCTATTTGCATGGCACGGAGACGAGTTCATGGGGCGATGAAGAGGGTTTGGCGTCCTTGCTGGCTTCGTTGGCTGAGACCAACCCGGACCGGCTGTACATGTTTGAGAGCACAGCGCGCGGCTTCAACCTGTTTCATGATATGTATGTCACGGCCAAAAAGGCTCGCACGCAGAGGGCCATTTTTTGCGGCTGGTGGCGAAACGAGTTTTACACCGCAGACCCAGAGACGGCGGTATATAAAACATATTGGGATGGACGATTGACCCCGGAAGAGAAGGAGTGGGTCAGGGACATCAAGAAGCTGTATCAGTTTGAGATCAACAGCCGGCAGATGGCATGGTGGCGGTGGAAGCTGGCTGAGGGCATTAAGGACGATGCGCTAATGTATCAGGAGTTCCCGCCGACTGAGGACTATGCGTTCATCATGTCTGGCACTTCGTTCTTCAGCACCTCGCGTTGTACGGATGCTGCGAAGGCTGCCAAGGCCATCAAGCCGGATTACTATCGCTATGTGATGGGGCAGTTGTTTCAAGACACTGAGGTGATGAAGTCTCAGGAGCGTCTGGCAACGCTGAGCATTTGGGAGGAGCCTGTAGACAATGGCTATTATGTTATTGGTGCCGATCCTGCTTATGGCAGCAGCGATTGGGCTGACCGCTTTTGCATACAGGTGTTTCGCTGCTACTCGGATGGTTTGGAGCAAGTGGCGGAATTTGCCACCAGTGAGTTGAACACCTACCAGTTTGCGTGGGTGATTAGCCATTTGGGTGGTGCGTACAAGAACAGCATTCTTAATTTGGAAGTGAATGGTCCCGGCCAGGCCGTCATCAATGAGTTGCGGAATTTAAAGCGTCAGGCGGTTGCCATGGGCGGCAAGGACGGCACCAGCCTGATGAACGTGCTAGGCCACATGCAGAATTACATCTGGCGCAAGAACGATACGCTGGGCGGCCTGTCCAACAGTATTGGTTGGGTCACTACATCTGCAAGCAAAGAGCGGATGCTTAATTACTTGAAGGATTACTTCGAGCGCGGGATGCTCATCGTAAAATCCATGGATACGCTGGATGAGATGAAGACGGTCACGCGGCAGGACGGCACGATTGCGGCTGCTGGGCGTGGCAAGGACGATCGTGTGATTGCCAGTGCGTTGGCGGCGGCGGCGTATGCTGAGCAGTTGCAGCCGCGGTTGATAGCCATGGGCCTGACTAAGCTGCGCAACCGTGCGCTGGATGAGTTGGACGCTGAGGAACGTGGCCGGGAGCGGACGGTGGTGAGCAAGTACCTCAAGAACATTGGGCTGGGTATGTGATGTTTGCGATCAGGCCAAAGAGGGAGTTGCTGGATTGGTTTGGCCGGTTTTGGGCTGACACTGAGCGCGGAATCAGTATGCCGCTGCTGGTGGAGTTTACTGGCGTAAGCCAGAAGACGTTTGAGGAAGTGGTGAAGCGCCGCAACCGTCCCATGCAGGATTGGGTGCAATCGGCGCTGAGCAAGTTTGCGCATGAGTGGGAGGCGGGCATGATCGAGGTATATCAGCGCCCCAACCGCACAAAGGCCATCAGGTATAGGCGGGAGCCTAAGTTGGACATGCGGCCAAGCGTTGGGCTGCAAGTTGTGGACGGGCAAATCCGTCTGAATGTGGGATTGAAAAACCGGGCGAACTATATGGCGCCCACGTTGAAGGAACAGTTGAAATGATTAAGCGCCACTACAAGTGCCCTAAGCATGGGTTCTTTGAGTCATGGGAGGCTGTCTGCACGCATGGTTGCTTGGACGGCATCAAGGTGGCTTTCCTAAAAGCGCCGGCGTACTTGTCTGACAAGACCAAGCGCAACGATGCCAATCTGAAAGGCCTGGCGCAGGAGTTTGGCATGACCAACCTCAAGAGCACCCGCGAGGGCGAGCATCAGGACGGCTACCTGACCCGCAACAACGCGCCGGTAGTGGAGCAGCCCCCCGAGCCTCCCCGCGGCTCTGGCGTGATCTGGGGCGGCGGCGCAGGGCACAGTATGCAGTCGGTTATGGGCGGCGCTATCAAGTCGGTGCGCGGCGAGAGCGTGGGCTTCAATCCAAGGGACGCTGGTGAATTGCGTGGACCGCGGACGGCAAGTTATGTAGGAGACCATGAGCAACTTACAATTAAGAGGGACTGATGCCTGCACGCGTTGAGATCACCGACGCCTACTTGCAAAGCAAAATACTGCCCGAACCAATGTCAGGGTGCTGGCTGTGGGATGGTGCCTTTTTTGCCAACGGTTACGGTCAGGTAAGTACAAAGCAGAAAAGCCGACTGGCCCATAGGGTTGTGTATAAGTTTTACGTTTGCGACCCGGGCGAGAAATGCGTATTGCACAAGTGCGACAACCGAAGTTGCGTTAACCCTGACCACCTGTGGTTGGGGACTAAAAAAGACAATAACAGTGATCGATCTCAAAAAGGCCGTAACGCAAAAGGCATGGCGCATGGACTAGCCAAATTGTCAGACCAGCAAGTCGCCTATATCCGAGATAGCGATTTGAAAACCATTGTGCTGGCTAATATGTTTGGCTGCACTCGGAGTTACATCAACCGGGTCAAGAAAGGTTCGAGGCGGTGATAATTCCCAAAGACCCGATTGAGCGCGAAACTCTGTATCTTGATTTGATCCAGAAGTGCATGGTGTCTCGGGAGGAGCGCAAGGCCGACTACAGCAGCCTGCGCTCTTGGTATTTGTTTGGTGCTGGCCCGGAGGAAAGCCCGGCGCACTACAACAAGATTTACCCGCACATTGACCAAGTGACGGCGTTCTTGTTTAGCGCGGACACCACGCGCTTCAGCATCAACCTTGGCGCGTCGGTGCCAGAGAACGAGCACACCAAGGTTCCGGTGCTGACTGCGGCGCTGAACGACAAGTGGCAAGATTCCAACGGCGACCAAGTGTTTGCCATGGCGATGACGTGGGCGCTTTGTTATGCCTGCACCTTCATCAAGCTCGTTGTGCGCAATGGGTCGATCCATCCCTACATGGTGGAGCCTGGCAGCGTTGGCGTGCTGCGCGAGGATACGCCATACACCGACCGCCAAGAGGCAATGGTTCAGACCTACTACATCACCAAGTCTGACCTCGCGCGGCGGCTGTACGGGCATCCCAAGCGCAAGTCGATCATGGACCGTATTAGCGCGGCGCAGCATCAGGTAAGCCATGTGCCCGAGGGCCTTGACCGCATTGTGATGAGCCAGACCAACCCGACCATCTACGGTACGGTCAACCTGGATTTGTACGGCTACAACCGCATGAAGGCTCAGGTGGCCGAGGATACGGTTGAAATGCGGGAGTTGTATCTCTGGAACGATGAGATCGACGACTATCAGGTGGTCACGATTGCCGAGCCTGACGTGATTATCTACGACCGCCCCGGCGAGCAACTGTTTATGAAGGGCGAACTGCCGTTTATCCAGATCACGCCCAACCCGCAGTATGACTACTACTGGGGGCAATCTGAGGTGCAGAAGCTGATTTTCCTTCAGCAGATGCGCAACAAACGCATGACTGAGATTCTAGACCTGTTGAGCAAGCAGGTGAACCCGCCCACGGCGTTGATGGGTTTTACCGGCATTCTGGACGAGAAGAACTTTGCGCTAAACCGCGCTGGTGGCTTGCTGTCCAACGACATGGCGCAGGGCAAGGTGGAGCGGCTGGCGCCTGAAATGCCGGCTGACTTGTTCCGCGAGATTGACGCCATTGACGCAATGTTCAGTGAGGCGTCGGGCATTTCCTCAGTGTTGTCTGGCCGCGGTGAGTCTGGGGTTAGGTCACAGGGGCATGCCTCTCAGTTGGCGCGGCTGGGATCGTCGCGCATCAAGAAGCGGGCGCTGGTGATTGAAGACGCGCTGGAAAAGATGGCAACGCTGTATCTCAAGTTGATGCAGCAATATGACCGCACGCACTTCCCTGATGTGCATGGCAATAAGTTTATCGCAGAGCAATTCACCAAGGACTTTATGGTGAAGGTTGACGCGCACTCCAACAGCCCGATTTTCATGGAGGATATGCGGCAGTTGTCGTTCAACTTGTTCAAGGCGGGGGCTATCGACAAAGAGTCCTTGATTGATTTGCTTGACCCGCCTATGAAGCAATTGTTGAAGGACAAGTTGAAGAAGCAGGCCGCTCAACAGAAGGCTAACCCACCTCCCGAGGGAAAGCCGCCAGGCAAGCAGGGTAAGTGATGGCACAGGATTTTAAGATCAAATCCGACCAGCCCAGAGCGCAAGCCAAAGATGTTGCGCGCGGTAATCCTTCGCCTTCCATCGAATACAGGGTATCTTCCATACGCACCCTAGGTAACAGGGCAGCGCCACGCGCTAATGCGCGTTCGGAAAGGAGGTGATACCATGTACAAGTCCGTCAAGCGCGGTAGCCGCAAGGGCCGCTAATGCCGGTTGTTCAACTCTAGCAATGAAAGGAGGTCTCCCATGCGTCGCAAGGGTCGTAAGGCTCGCCGGTAACTAACGCGCTGCCTTGAGCAGCCGTTAATCCGCGACTTCCGAGCGGGACCGGAAGATAAAAATAGTCCCGCTTGACTTTTGCTTTCTGCTGGTGTTACGCCGCAATTGTTATTTTGGAGCATCAAGTGTCCGAAAGCGTTATGAGGCTGCTGCAAAACCAGCGCCCGAAAGAAGCACCGGAACTTACTGCGCCCGCGCCGGGCGAAGGGGCTTCGTCTGCCCCGCCGATGGCGTCACCTATGAGCACGCCGGAACCTAAGATGGGTTCACGCGAAGCCGCGTTGATTAACGTGGGCATGGCAATGGATTTGATTGAGCAGTCCCTTCCGGCAATTGGAAGCGAGACTGGCGAAGGCCAGAAGCTGGTGGCGGCGCTGCGCTCGCTCACGGGCGCGATGGGTCCGCGCCGGCAGAAGGTTGGCGAACTTCAGAACGCCGAGATTCTTCAGTTGTTGCAGAACCTACCGCAAGCCGGTGGTGCAACGCCTGAAATGAAGGCTATGGCCGGTATGCCTGCAATTCCGGGTATGGCTGGTGCGGGCGGGCCTCCGGGTATGCCGCCGCCGCCTCCGGGTGGTCCTTCGATGCCGCCGCCTGGCGGAATGCCGATGCCGGGTGGTATGCCGCCTGGTGCTCCCCCAATGCCGGGCGCGGGTGGTCCGCCTCCGGGTATGCCCCGATAGGAGTTTGAGATGGACCTTTTTAAGCCACGCGGGGCTTCTAATCCCCGCCGCCCCACCGACAACAACCAGCAGAACGGTCAAGTCATCAACACCCCGCGTTATGCGGAGTTTGGTGGCCTGAAGAACGCGACCGCTACCGGTTCCAAGAACCGCATGGCGATTAAGCCACCCGGCGACGGTAAAAAGGTTATCTAGTTATGGCATCTCTTGAAGACTTGAGCTTTGAAACGCGCGATGAACTGGCTCGTTTGGCGCGCACGCTGGCTGAGAACCCGGACACTCGCAAGGATTTCTTGCGTCTGACCAAGAAAGCTCAGCCGGGCTTGAACATCCCTGAATTGGAGATTGAGGAGTCGGTGGCGCGTTCCACCTCGGCTTCTGAGGCTCGCATTCAGATGCTGGAAGCCAAGCTGCAAGAGAAAGACGCGCTTGCTGAACTTGACCGTCGTCGGCAGTCGCTGATGAAGCAGGGCAAGATTCGCAGTGAAGACGAAATCCAGGAAGTGGAGAAGGTGATGCTTGAGAAGGGCATTACCAACCACGAAACGGCGGCGGATTACCACCGCTGGATGAAAGAAGCGGCGGCGCCTACGGCTTCGTCCTTCAACATGAATGTGCTGGACGGCAAAGCGCGCGATACTCTCCAAGCGTATTGGAAGAATCCGCAACGTGCAGCGCGTGACGAGGCGTTTAAGGCTCTTGCGGAAATGCGCAATCCGCGCCGTCCCATCGGTCTCTGATGCGGTATCAACAATAGTTAGGAGAAAGTCATGCCAATTGGTGGTGGTATTCTCCCCGCATCGGGGAGCACGCAGTACACAGAACTGACCTACCTTACTCGTA